TTTGCAACATTAGCTAAACTATTTTGTAAACCTGATGGGTCATTAATTGATTGATTCATTAATTGGAACGGGTCCGCTAAATCTCCAGCAGAAACACCTAATCTTTGGAACGCAGCTGCAACATCAATCGCTCTTTCAGGGTCTAAGACATCATTAGCTAATTTAAATGTTTCATTCATATTAAACCTCAACATAGATGCTTGAGCAGCCATTTTAGTAAGTCCCACAACTCCACCTTCAAATTGATAACGGTTCATTTGTTCCATATTAGCAGTAACATCTTTCATTACTGATTTGGTATTTCCACCAATACTTCTAATATAATTAATCGAAGATTCTAACTGTTTTGGTATTTCACTAATCCCAACACCAATATCCAAAAATGAATTACTTAAACTATCCGCAGAACCTTCAATTAATTGAGTTGCCGCGTAAAGTTTAGCGACATCTTCAGTATTTGCAATTACATTACGTCTTGATGCGTCCGCAATCCCGTTCATTGTCGTTTGAACATCGGTAATTGACCCACCCAAACGAGTAACTCTTGGTATTGCATCGGAAACCGCCCCCATCATTTCAACTAATCTCTCTTGTCCTTGCCCAAAAGTTTTATTAATTTCAACTGAGGTTTTATATGCATCTTCAATTGCTTTACCCAAAACTGTCCAATCTATAGTCGCCTCTTTCGCTAATTTCTGGGCAAAACTTAATTCTTCAATACTTTCTTCTTTTGATTTTTCTTTTTCGTCTGCCATAATTTGACCGGTATTTTAATATAAATACAAAAGGACTGAGTTTTCAGTCCTTTGTGTTATCTTCAATCCATTTATCTAATAAATATTTCCTAACAAATATGGGCATCCCTTGGAAATCTTGATAAGATATGTTCATTAATTTGTTCAAATAATAAAATTCATCTATTTGTCCTTTTCTATAATCAGAAGAAAGGACGAAAAAAGTCCACCCCAAATCCGACATTAACTGTCATCTTTTCTCCTGATGGGGTGATTAAAACTCTACTTAAATCTAATCTTGGTTCATTTTCATTCATAAATTTTCTTATGAATTTTGAATCCAAAATTGGCATTTGTTCGACAAACTTAGCAATTTCTGATTTATCGGTATTTCCATTCACCTCTACAATTTCTTTTTGAAGTCTCCAAGTAATTTTTGGAACCACCCTCCCTTGAGGATATGATTCTTCCATTTTACTTATTTCTAAAATCTCACCATAACTCAAAGGTTTTATTTTAATAGTTACCTGTGATTTTGGTAAATTAGTTATAAAAGTTCCATCCTCATTTGGTGTTTGACCATTAATAACTGATAATGTATCAAGAGAAACTGTTGATTGAAATGGTTTTCGTGTTGAAGGGTCGACTAGATTTAAATTAATTTCAGGACCAAACCCTGTATTTCTTAAAAATATTAGAACTGCCTCAACATCACCCTCTAACATATCTTCAACCCTAAGGTCTGGTTCGTAGATTTTACTTCTCAATAGTGTTGTAGTCATATCACTACCACCAGCCATTAAAATATTCTCATCATTTGCCGTTAAATAACCTACCTTGATAGATTTCTTTTTATTTTTGTAAAACACTCCTCCCGATGGTAGTGGCACTACATCGTGTGGTAACGTAAAGTTTTGTTGTCCGTATTCGTTTGTTTGATTTTCCATATAAAAAAATAACCGTAAAGTTTATGTCTTTACGGTTAAATATAATTAGTATTGATTTTTTATCAACACATATGTTTTTATTAGTATTAAAAAATTAATAAACTAATACACAACGGTCCATACGAAGTGATACACTAATATCAGCAAGACCATCAGTACTGTACCCTAATGAACCAAAATCAACACTAGTTAAGAATGTACCATACAGAATCCATTTTTCAACCACAACACCTGTTGGGTCTAACATCTCAAGGTCAATATCTTTTTTATAACCCGCAGCATTCCATAAGAGCTTGTGCAGCAGATGGTCCAATTGGGTCTCTAAATTTAACGGGTATTTCATCCCAATTAAATCTACCTGCAACATAGGTTGATGTATTTAAAAATTGTATTTCAGTTGAAGCAATTTTAATTTTAGGTCTTGCAGTACTTTCTACAAACCATTCGTTAATCCCTAAGCTTGATGGAAACCTTAATATGAATCGATTCTGTCTTTTCGGTTCGTAAGGAATCGGCATTTTCATCAATAAATCAGCCATATTATTTTAAATTAGTTTTTCTTGTTTATTATCATAAATATATCCTTTTGGAAAATATTTCTGTTGACTTTCTGAATTTAATTTATTATCATTATAATCCAGACTAGTTTATTTAATTCTAGTTATTTTAACTAGTTTTTAATTATTTAATTCTATTTCTTAATTAATTATTTAATACTAGTGTTCTTTATAACTAGTTAATATTCTTTTTTTATTCCTCCTGCTGTTGAATAAGTTTTAACAATATTTCCAGGCTTATCTTTGAAGTGTTTTTTCATAACTTCGACATTTCTTATATCATCGTCAGAAAATCCAATTGTTGGTTTTGATGGAATAAAATTATTACTTACATCTTTTTTTAACCACGCCCTCTTATCCAAATTAGATGACATTTCTTTAATATAATCAACAAATTTGTCCATAGCACGAACTTTAGCTTCTTCCGGATTTGCAGCACCTTCCACATCATTATAAGATACGGGATGGAACTTACACATATCTAAATAAGTTTTAATTAATTCATCATCACCCATTTCATCATCACCGGAAATACTTCGATATTTTTTGAGGTTTTTAATTAACTCCTCTTTGTCAATCCCGTTGAATCCTTCTATGATATAGTTGTATACGGCTTGTTTTAAGGTATTAGGATTGTGTCCTCTAGCCGTTATGATGGAAAAGATAGAACCTCCGTTAATAGCCTCTCTAAAGTCGTCAAACGCTGGTCCTAATTTAGCTCTCATCGCATCAATTAAAAAGTTTTTATCACCAGGTGTTTGGAAGTTTTTAAAAGGTTCATCTCCATATCCTACAATAGTTTCACCATTATATTCAAAAGGTTCTTTACCTAACTGATGTCTATATGCTGCAAAATCATCAGTACTCATTCCAATTTCGTTACCGTCCTCAGTTTTAACCATAATCTTGGTCGGCATATGAACTATATTATCATCCCAATCGAATGCGTAATATTTCATATCGGGAGTACCCTGTTCACTAATTCCTTCTTTTAATGTATTTTTTTTCATAATTGGCTAAAAAGTGGGGACGAATCCCCACTTATGGTTTTTATTAAATATTCTCGAACGAAGCTCCTGTTGGAGTAATGAAGAATTCAATATCTATGAATTCTAATGCTTTCGTCGGTTTCAAGTAAATTTTACCTGTTAAAGTATTTCTATCTAAATCCTCAGGTGAAGATGAAACAGTTACACGGAAATCATATAAACCTCTATCTCTTCTAATTGAGTCTAATATTGGGTTAACACTATCCAAGAATTGTTGTCTAACAATTTGGTCATTTTGTTCAAACAATAATCTTACCGCCACCGCTGAAATTAACTTACGAGCTTGAAGTAATAATCTTCTTACATTCAATCTGTTAAGGGCTGTGTCAGCGACTTGTAATGTTTTATTACCCCAAATAACTGTACCTACATCAGAGAAAGTTGCAATAGGATTAATTCTACCTTGATACAATGTATCTCTGTCTTCTTGAGTCAATTTAACTCTTGCTTTAATTGAGTTTACAAGACCTCTAGTATAACCCGCAGATGCAAACCATGGGAATGCAATATTATCTGTCAACGCTAAATTTCTACAAACTTCACCTGTTGCAGGTAAATAAATTTGTGTGTTATTTACCGTATCTCTCGTTAAAATCCAAGGATAGTAAGTTGCTGTGTAGTTAGAGTCAATTCCGGTATTATCTAAATTATCAACTGCTTCTTGAGAATAAATAATATCTTGTGAATTGGTTGAATCCGGAGTATACATATTATAATCAGGTGTTGTTGCAATATAAACAGAATCTGCTCTTTGGTATTGAATCATATCAATAGCCTCTTCAACTAAGTTAGAGTTATTAATGTAATCGATACTTGATGTTGCAAATACATTAATGTTTGTTGCTTCAGGGTTTCTAAATGTTAAGATACCAAGTAAGTAAGCATAATAATCAGTGTTTGCAAAATCTTGAGTGTTGTCCGCAACGGTAATTCTTTTAAATAAACCTTCTCCGGTTGCGTTAGGGTATCTTGTTGAAGATGATGCCCCTGCCAAATATCCTGATTGACCTAATTGAAATCTATCTTGGTTAGTTCTAAATTCTCTATAAATATCCCAACCATCGAATCCACCTGCGAAACATATTGTGTATTTTCTTGCATATATGAAATAGTATGGATTTTCTTGAGTTTCAGGGTCAACTCTAAATTGAGCATCCCCACATTCAAACGCTGTTTGACCACTAGTTAATGAACTATTAGAAATAGTAACAATTGTAGCACCTGAGTCCATATGGAAACCTTTACTTAAATAATTCCAATTCATTCCTTCAATTGGTTGTGGAGCAATTACCCAAGATTGTGGGGTTTGTTTACCTCTGTAAGATAAGAATGACTCATCAATACCATATTGGGTTGAAAATCCTAAATAAGTTCTTCTAACAATATCACCCGGAGATTCTACTTGGTTTGAACCACCTGTTGCAGTACCAAATGGAGGATTAGCAATAGTTTCACCTGGATAATAATATTTTGTTTTAAACTTAGGAACCGGTGATGGATTTAAAACCGAATCATATTCTCTTTGAATGTATCCTTCAAATCCACAAGGAATTGCATCAATTGGTGCTTCATCGGCCATTTCAATCATTACATACTTTGAAAGTAATGCATATTCTCCATTAGTGGAACCAAGTTTCTTAGCAACAAAGTTGTTAGAATTAGGGTCCATTGTACAATTTGTAAATTTTTCAATAACAATTGGATTTGAGTCAGTATCAAAGAAATTTCTAACTAACACATCAAATGTCATATTATTAAATGATAGATTAGCAATTGAAACTTTAACTTCGTAATTTGCCGAGTTACCGTCAGATATAGAAACAAATTTAAATAATTTATAAACTTTATTACCTCTTAACTCTGAAACTAAAAAAGGAGTACTTGGTGATTGGTATTGTCCAACATTATACGCTATCGATGAAGGACTTTCACTTTTGGCATCCGGTAATGCAACTAATACAGGATTAATACCTTTGATATAACCTTGGTTATATGCGTAAGCTAATGAAGCAGGATAAATTTCCTCAACAAACAATGGGACTTCATATCTTGATTTTCCAAAATTATCAACTCCTAATACTTTAGTCATAAATTTTGAAGATGACGCTAGTAAATTTGTTTCAAATGTAAAATTATCACCATTTTTAGTAACACCTGATAATCCAAATGAA